GCCCCGACCACGGGGTCGTTGTCAGCCATCTCCCGGTAGTTGGCGTAAGCCTGCTTACCTCGGAGTTGCCGGAGGAAGTCCTGCTGAATCTCGCCGCCGAACTGATGGAGCCCGGACGAGCCGATCTCCATGAAGTCCGTGGATGTAGGGCGAGCCTTGCTCAGCGGGTCAGTCGGAACGGTCTCCACAACGCGACAGGGTAGCGCATCAGTCTCCGCTCTGAACGGCGGTCAGTACGGACCGTCGCAACAGGAGTCTCGGGCTCCGCACCCGTCGCACCGGTAGTGCGCGTGCTCGGGTCGCATCGGTCCTCCGCACCACCCGCAGACGGTCGAGAGGTCACAGGTCGGAGGCGGCGTCGCGTTCACTCTCTCAGGATGCCACACGGCCCGTCCCGGGGAGCCATGACTCTCCTCCGAGACGGGCCTGCCGTGTGTCGGATGCCGATGCTATCAGGCGGCGACGCGCTCCGGGTTCCTCGGGCGCTTGAAGAATCCGAAGGTGGCGTCGTCCTTCGAGGGCTCGACGGTCGCGGTGAAGCGGACCCGGTCGCCGACCTCGGCGCGGTCGATCGCGCGGGGGAGCGTTCCCCAGACCGACCATCCCGCGTCCGAGACGACCTTGATCTTGTAGGAGCCGTACGCCTCGACGAACTTGACGGTCTTGATCGTTCCCTCGATCTCGACGGTGCCGGTCGGGACCGGAGCGGCGGTCGCGGCGGTGGCCTGCTCCTCGACCCAGCGGTCGTAGGCGGCGGGCGCGTAAGCGGCGATCCCGAGAGCGCCCTCGCGGACGATGTCGGAGTTCGCGACGGCGGCGAGGTTCGCGCCGAAGTTGCCCTTGTCGGCCTGACCGCGCATCCACTCGCGGAGTTCGGCGACGGTGACGCGCGCCTCGCGACCGAATCCGATCTGGCTCGCGAGCGTGCGGTACTTCGTGACGTCCCAGAAGGCGAAGGTGACCATCGCCTTGACGATCTCCTTCGACGAGATCACGCTGGACTCCTTGTCGTTCTTGCGGAACCCGAAGGCGGTGTGCGCGCGGATCGCGGCGTCGAGGACGCTCTCGATCGAGAAGCGGGTGCCGTTCGCCGAGAGGTTGACGTAGCCCTCGTTGTCGGGGTCCCACGAGAAGGTCGAGGAGAGGTTCGTCGCGGAGAGGAGGTTGACGCCGAGGTACTCGTGGGCGCAGGAGCCGCCGACCTGCTTGACCTCGCCTGCGGCGGACCGGATGTAGAAGGCGCGAGTCCGGCGGGCGCGGCGTCCGCAGTGGTCGCAACGGGCGAGGTCGACTTCGCCGATCTCGAACTCGTCGTCGAGGAGGAACACGAGCGGCTCCTCGGTCGAGGTGGCGTCGGCGACGGCGACGAGCGCCCAGTCTCCGTCGAACCCGAAGTGACCGGTGAAGGTGATCGTGGCGTCGACGACGAAGCGCTCGCGATCGGCGATCGTTAGGAGGTAAGGCTCGGTCGCGTCGATCGTGACGTCGACGTTCCAGCCCTTCTTGTTCGCGGAGCGGAGGAGGTCGGCGACCTTGCTTCGGACGGCGGCGAGTCCGGAGGGGCTGTATTGGCGGGTGATCGTGGTCTCGGTCATGTCCTCAGTATAGGTCGAGATTCCGGGTAACCGTCCAGTAATCCGGAATGTTTCTCGGTAACCCGCTATCTATAAGTGTTTCCCGAGGTCAGATTCTCCACGGAGAGACCTGTTCGAGCGACGCAGGCACGACGACCGGCGCGACCCGAGCCCGGTCGACGACGAGGTCCGTCAGCGCCCAGACGAGCGCGTCGAGCCGGTCCGGGGAGGAGCCGACGTCCGGGACCCACGAGCAGAGTTGGTCCTCCAACTCGGGGAAGAATCCAACGTGGTGAGCGCGCCTCTGCTCGTACAGCGCGGCGACCGGTTCGGCTCTCGTCCGCTTCCCTCGTGACGCTCGGACCAAGTGGACAGGGACACGAGGGTCGACCGCCTTCAGGACGTTCTCGACGAGGTCGCCTCCCTGATTCGCTTCAGCGACGATGAGGTCCGCCTTGTGTCGGTGGTACGCCGCGACAGCCGCCGCCGCCCAGTCGTTAGGTGAGGCTCGCATCGTGCGGTCGTCGAGGATGTATGCCTCGCCGTTCGTGCCGACTCCGGCGACGACGATCCCGGTCTCGTCTGCCTTCTCTCCGGAGGTGACAGCGGGGTCGATCGCGACGACGATCCGGCGGAGAGCAGGCGTGTCTGTGACGCGGGTCTCGTCGATGTTCGTCCGGTCCCAGAGAGCGCCTTCGACGTCGTCGAGAATCTGAGCCTCCAACTCCTGACGTCCGAGTCGAGTTCCCTCATAACGGCGACGCATCTCAGCGATGAAGTCGGCGGCGAGGTTCGCCGAGTTCTCGTACGTCGAGCCAGTCGTCACATGAACGGTTCCGTCGTCGGAGCGAGCAAGCCTGCGGATCAGTTCGGTCGGTCGAGGAGTTGTCGTCACGACGACGCGCGGATGGTCGCCGAGGCGGAGCCCGAGCATCAGTTGGTCCCATGCGTCGACGTACCGCCACGCCGCTAACTCGTCGGCCCAAGCGAGGTCGTGGTTCGGTCCGCGCAGACGGTCCGGTTCGTCGGCGGAGAAGGCGGACGCAGTCGCGCCGTTGTGGAACGTCACGCGGCGCTTCGACGGCTCGTAGCGAGGACGCTGGTCGGGAGGGAACACGGCGAGGAGCCCGGACTCGCCCTCGATCATCGTGTCGCGGACGTCAGCCGCCGTCGCACCGACGAGCGCAACCCGAGAGACCGTCCCCGAGTTGACCTGCTCCCGGACGAACTCGGCACCGGTGCGTGTCTTACCGAACCCTCGACCGGCGAGGATCAGCCAGACACGCCAGTCGCCGTCCGGCGTCGCCTGCTTCGGACGTCGCCAGACCGACCAGTCGTACATCGCGGCGAGCCGCTCCGATTCCGAGAGCCCAGCGATGACCTCGTCCGAGAACCCGGGGACCTCACGATCGAGCGCCGCGAGAATCTCCGCGACCGACTTCGACATCAGCCCTCCGGGAGTTCCGGGAGAGCGACACCGCGCTCCGCCGCGAGCGCCTTGATCCGCTCCAGCAGAATCTCCCCGACGTCCGTCCGGAGAGGACCGCCGTCCTCGCCGCTGATCTCGACCTGACGAGGCGCGTCGAGCCCGTAGAGAGCCGCCCGACGCTGAGAGACCTTGACCGCCGTGTTCACGAGCGACACGAACTCCGCCGTCGAGTCCGGGTTCGCGAGGAGCCGAGCGAACGTCTGCCGCCAGAGTTCCTCCGTCCTCTCCCCTTCGATCAACCGCAGATCGTCGGTCGCCTCCCTACCCCACCAGCGAAGCGCCGCGTCATACGCTTCCTTTGCGCCGGACCTCGACTTGTAGCCGACCCGCTCCGCGATCTCGTGGAACTTGAGCCCAGCCGTCCGGAGCCGGATCACCTCCCGGTAGCGCTCGGCGATCTCGGGTGTGAGTGCGGGTGTCTGTCCCTTAGCCATGTCCAGACTGTAGCGTTCAGAGCGTTCAGAGTTTCGCGGTCAGGCGTGATCGTCGTTCGTGAAGATGTATCCGGCGAACTCGCCGATGCGGAGCCAGCAGTTGTAGTCGTCGAAGTAGCCGGGTCGGACTGGGCGTTGACTTCCGACGAGGGAGAGTTCCTTCTCGACGATCTCGTCCGGGTTGATTCCTCCGAGTTGCTTCTGGCTGAGTGTCCAGCGGGTAAGGGTGGAGCCGAGGTAGCCGGTGAACGCTTCGGTCTTGTCGACGATGATGATCGCTCCTCCGGGTCGGAGGTTCCGGCGGAGGGTGTCGAGGAGTTCGGTGCGGGCGTCGGGTCGGATGAACATCAGGACGAGGAATAGGACGGCGACGTCGAACGGCTTGTAGTCGACGGCTGTTGCGTCCTCGGTGAGAAGCGTTCCGGGTGCGTCGTACAGATCGGCCATCTCGCGGGTTGGTTCGATCGCGTACATCGTCGCGTTGCGCGCTTCGAGTGTTGGGGCGATCGCGCGTCCGATGTTCCCGGTCGAGGCTCCGATGTCGTACAGGACGCCGTTGTTCGGCAGGTAGGCGCGGACGAGGTGCGCGGTTCCGTGGGTTGCGAGGTCGTACCACGGGAGGGTCTCTCGAACGTGGGTGTCGAATCGGGTTGCGACGTCCTCGGACGCGAACGTCCAGTCGTCGGGTATCCAGCGTCCGGTCATCGGTCGATGGCGCGAAGCGTGATCTCGACCTCTCTAGCGACCGCTCGCATCATTACGGGAGGGACGGCGCGTCCGATGCGTTCGGCGCGTTGCTCGTACTTCCCGGTGAGGACGAAGTCGTCGGGGAATCCGGAGAGGCGGCGGAGTTCGCGAAGGTTGAACTTGCGTGGCTCGTGCGGGTGAGTGACGGATGCGGCTCCGATGTTCCCGGCGGTCGCGGTGATCGTGTTGACTGGTTTCCCGGGATGAGGGCGGATGAGGTTCAGATACTTCTCGGACTTCTCGCCGGGCTTGAGTTTCCTCCACTCGCGGTAGATGGCGTATCTCTCGAACCCGATGTCGGCTTGGGTCTCCGGGTCGATGTACGGTCCGGGTCGAGCGGGACGGTTACCGAGGGCGTCGCCGAGGGTGAGTCGGGTCTGCTGAGGCTTCGGGAATCGCGGCGTGTGTCCGAGGTCGTTGCGGACGCCGACGAAGATCAGACGGTTGCGGGCTTGCGGTACTCCGAGGTATGAGGCGTCGAGGAGTTTCGCTTCGACCGCGTAGCCGCAGGACTTGAGGCGACGGATGATGTCCTTGAAGTAACCCTTTGCGGTTCCGCGTACGAGCCCGGCGACGTTCTCGGCGACGAAGGTGCGTGGCTGAATCTCGTCGATCAGGCGGGCGTACTCGAAGAACAGGTCGTCGGCTCGCTGTTCGGTGTCGCTGTATTTCTTGGTCTCTCCCCAGCCGCGTTCCCGTTTCCCTGACGTCGAGAACGACGCGCACGGGGGTGAGCCCTCGAACACATCGAGTTCTCCGCGTTCGACTCCGGCGACTTCGAGTATCTGGTCGGCGGTGACTTTGCGGATGTCGCGCTCGTCGACGAATACGCCGGGATGGTTCAGTCGGTAGGTGTTGCGCGCGGCCTCGACGAACTCGGATGCGTACACGATCTCGAACCCGGCCATCTCGAATCCGAGACAGGAGCCGCCGCAACCGGAGAACGTCGAGGCGACCTTGTAGCCGTTCGTGCCGCGTATCGCGGCGACGTCGTCCATCGTCGGGATCGACAGGTTGGGCATTAGAACTCGAACCCGCACTTGGGGCAGATGTGTTCCGTGTCGAGCGAGTCCTCGTCGAACGATGGGAACTCGTCCGGCGTGTCAGGCGGGTTGATCTGTCCGTCAGCGAGTTGGGCGATGAGGTCGTCGACGTCGTCGGCGTCCCAGCCGGTGCCGAGGAGGTCGCCTGCGTTCGCGTGTCGAGTCAGCAGGTCGACGAGTTGGTCGTTGTCGTACGTCGCGAGTTCGGCTGTCCGGTTATCGGCGAGGAGGATGCGTCGAGCGGTCGCGTCGTCGACGTCGACCCAGTAGACAGGGACGCGCTCGATACCGGTATGCCGAGCCGCCATCAGCCGGTGGTTACCGGCGAGGACG